AATCTGTCACCACAAAATCTAGACTCAATGCACTTTGCTCTGAATTTTGTGTTACTGGCGAAGGAGTTTTTCAGAAGGACTTCGCTTGGTATGTGAGAAAGTTTGTAGGGGCGATTAACGGACAATCTAAGTTCGTTACCGAAGCTTTCCAATCTGGTTATGTCTTTGCCTGACACTTCACTTCGTTCGTTTTACCTTCGGTGATGACTAAAACTAACAAAGAGTGGGCGAAAGTTTACTCTCAGTTTTATACTCTGGTTCTACTGCTAATCATACTTTAGGGGGGATACATTTCCTCCCTTTTTTTGTATCGTATTATACACTAAATGTATTAAATTCAATTAAAAAAGGTTAAATAAATATACTTTGCCTTTTTATCTTGTTGAGAATTGTTCTCTGGATACTACCCAATAATACCTTCTTAAATCTTCTGAGGTGCCGTAATTTGTGTGCTGATAAATGTGCTGAGGTGTTGTGATCTAAGCGAGCAGTCTATCACGAACGCGGAGAAATGTCAAGAGGGCGGCGATAAGTTTTGCCAGGGATTGACAATAAAAAAATATCAGTCTTTCTAATAAATAACAGGTGGAAGATTGACAATATCTCTCAGACATTCTATACTCATTAAGTATCACCCTTTTTCGGAGAGTTATGGCAGCAGTGTATCAACAAGCGCAAAAGCAAAGGTATCGCATCACTCTAGAATTAGACGTGATGGGTGACTTTGATCCGCACAATATCAACTGGGAAAGACTTTTTAAGTTGGAGGGTGATGAACACTGTGAGGCATATGTTGAGGATCTGAGTAATCCCGTGCGTTGGTGAGTTAGCATCAGTGGGCCCTGTAAAGTGTCCTAGTAGTGTACCTAACTCATTCGCCGTTGTCTGTCACTCTAGCGCCGTCCTCTGATATTAACGTAGGGGAGGAAACTTTCCTGCTCATTAGTATCATGGATGAGGCAGTCGCAAAGCTTATGTCATTCGTCGAAAATCGTCACAAAGTAACACTGGACGAAACCACGCTGATTAACATCGTTTGCGATAGTATTCCAGGTGATATGCACTTTAGTGAACTCCCTGAGTATAACGCTTCGGAGATTTATCAGATGTGCTATCAGGAACTCGTACCGCATCTTCAGTGATACTTAGTGGGGGTACGGGTAGTTGACACTTAGTGCCCCCTATGTTATACTGAGAGGATAACAGTGAAACGGCAGTGTTTATGGCGGTTCGTTGTTATCGCCCTGCGGGCGTTGCGTATATAAAAATGCCTAACTACCCTAACCTACAGAGGTGACAAAACGCGAGAGTGATTTCGCGTTCATAAAAAAAATTTTTGCCATGAAAAAACGCCCCTATTGGAATTTTTGGAAGGTTGTATTTGCAGGATGGTTAATACGATATCCTGGTAAATTCATCCGCCCCCTCGGAGTTCTGATAGGGATTCTTATTGTGGTGATATATAATTCAATCAAATAATCAAAAAGGTTTCAAAAAATTCCGGAGGAAAAAAACCAATGGAAAAGGTTTATCACATCTATGCAAAGAAAGAATGTTTATATACTAATCTAAACGAGAAAGAATTTAACAAGACATGGGAAACCCTCAAGGGTATGGTTGGTTTAATGAAGACTGATTATAACCTTGAGGATTTGTCGTATGAAGAGTTAACCGTACAACGAATTAGTGAATCATCTTATTGACGATTCATATATAACCTGTTAGAATTGAACTGAAGTTTCTAAGACTTATGGCTAAAGGATTTACTGTAAAGACTGTTGCACCCAAACAGAAAGCACCTGATTGGGATATTGATGCAATTAAAGAAAGAATGAAAGGTAAGAAGATTGTTTTCTGCCTTCCTGGACGTGGATGTTCTTTTGTGTTTCTGAAGAACTTTGTACAACTGTGCTTTGATATGGTACAGAATGGAATGAGTATTCAGATCAGTCAAGATTACTCTTCTATGGTGAACTTTGCACGTTGTAAGTGTCTGGGTGCAAATGTGCTTCGTGGCCCAAATCAGAAACCATGGGATGGTAAACTGGAATATGATTATCAACTGTGGATTGACTCGGATATTGTCTTTGACTCTAGCAAGTTCTGGCAGTTGTGTGATCTAGCAGTTCCCGCAGAAGGTGACGAGCGTGGCATTACTGCAGGTTGGTATGCTACTGAAGATGGTGTCACAACTTCTGTCGCACACTGGTTGGAAGAAGATGACTTCCGCAAGAACGGTGGAGTCATGAACCATGAGACTGTAGAGTCCATCTCAAAGCGTAAGAAACCCTTCACGGTTGACTACACTGGTTTTGGTTGGGTTCTCATTAAGAATGGTGTTTTTGAGAATATGGAGTATCCTTGGTTTGCACCGAAGATGCAAGTCTTTGAGTCTGGTAATGTTCAAGACATGTGCGGTGAGGATGTTTCATTCTGTCTTGATGCCAAGGACATGGGCTATGATATCTGGTGCGACCCTCGTATTCGCGTCGGACACGAAAAAACTCGCGTTATCTGATAGGAGGACTTAATTATGATGATGAAAGGTGGGAGTTATGTCCCCGGAAAACCGAAGAAGACTCGACAAGGTAATTCTCAGAACACACTATTTTCCGCAACTTCTCGTAATAAGAAGAAGAAAAAGTATCGTGGACAAGGGAAGTGATGAAAACTAAGATTTCCATACATAGGCTTGTCCGGTTTGTAAGGGAATCTCTTAAGTTTCCTAAAGGCGAATAAGAATGTATGATATGACTCTTTACACCTATCTCGCACCCAGCAAAGTCTGTGGTGGAGTGGGTGTTTTTTCTTTATGTGATATTCCAGAAGGAACTATAATTTGGAAAGAACGTCAAAAACCACAAAAGGTATCTTGGAATGATATACCAACACATATGCAAAAACACATTGCATCGATGACATGGTGTGACGAAGAAGGGTTTTGGATTGATTGTGACTTAGATAGAATCTACCAAGCATACTATGTAAATCATTCTGACAATCCAAATATAGGAATTAATGATGATGAATATTATATTTCAATAGAAGATATTAAAAAAGATGAAGAGTTATTGTATAGATACTCTAAGATAGAACAAACTTGGACATGAGCGCACTAATTTGCAACCTCCCCTCGGTAGAGGTATGGGTACGTAAAGAGTACCTTACAGATCATCAGTCTGGACATGGTGAATTTGTAAAAGGAGTTTGGGTATCTTGCAAATCGATTCCTGGACGGGCCTTTTACTTTGAAACCTACTTACCAGAGTATGCGGCAATGTATGATAAATTGCCCATCAGCGCCTTTGTAAGCGCCCCTGAGACGCCTACACCTGATATGAATCTACCTAACCTACAATTCTGGAATTGTATGGACTATGGCGTCATGTCAATTCACAAACAATTCATTGGATCAATGGATTTTGAATGCTACACAAGAGATCATGGCATTGTCAAAGGTGAATATATTTGCACAATAGACAACTATCATCAAGACTGTGATGTAATTGACTATGCTACAAGTGAAAATCCAGCTGAACACAAGTCACATAACCTAATTGAACTTGAAAATGGGCAATATGCTCTCTACCCAAACAATAGAATGCGTATTTTTGATAATAGTTTGACACCTATTGATCCAAAAATGCCCGATTTTAAGGTATCAACACAATATTATAGTGTTGAAAATGGTTTTGAACGTCTTGGAATGGGTAGAGAGGACGAATATTTTTGGAAAACTGCAAAAGAACGCGAAAATTCACCCGAAAAGGAGAAAAATGACTGAAAGTCACGATTTTTTAGACAATTTAGCTAATGATCAGCATCAAAAAATGCTTCGTGAGATCTCAAATGATGATTTAACGCCCAAAAAACGCGACAAATTGAAAGAAACTGAACTTTATGTTGACGGTTACTCTTTTACTGAGAAAGATAGTGATCCAGAACCTCTTTATGAATGATTCATTTTTATTTTCGTTGCTAAATAAGGTAGAATTGTAGTATTTAATGCCCATCGAGCGCATCAATAAAGCATTTAAAGACGTTTCAATGTCTTTTAAGGTTAATCCGTTAACCAAAGATGTTATTGCGCTCAAAAATGAGACTGCAATCGCTCGCTCTATTCGTAATCTTGTGCTTACTGATAGGGGAGAGCGATTTTTTAACCCAAATTTGGGTTCAAGAGTAGGGCGTGTACTATTTGACGTTGTTGATGATATCTCTGCAGCTACTGCAAAGGAAGAAATTGAATCTGTTATTGAATCTTTTGAACCTAGAGTCGAACTTATATCAGTTAATGTGAAACCTGACTTCGACTCAAATGAATTAAATGTCGCAATTAGATATACTATTGTTGGGATTGATGCACAACCTCAACAATTATCATTCGCATTACAGCCAACACGATAATGCCATTAGTCAATTTTGCAAATCTAGACTTTGATCAGATAAAGACATCGATTAAAGATTATCTTAGAACTAACTCAAATTTCACTGATTATGACTTTGAGGGTTCTAATTTATCTGCAATCATTGATGTACTTGCTTATAATACGTATATAACCTCTTACAACGCCAATATGGTGTCGAATGAGGTGTTCATTGATAGTGCAACTCTTAGAGAAAATGTTATTTCTCTGGCAAGAAATGTTGGATATGTTCCAAAGTCTGTAAAAGCAGCGAGAGCTAATGTATCTTTTAGTGTAGATGTAAACACTTACAGCACAAAACCAGAATCTATAACTTTAAATAAAGGAATAGCATTTCAGACTAAAAAGTTTGGAACGGAAAATTATAATTTTTCTATTTCTGATGATATAACCGCAACGGTTTTTGATGATACTGCTACTTTTGAAAATATAGACATATATGAAGGAACATATATTACAAACAATTTTACAGTAGACGCATATAATCCAAATCAAAGATATATTCTTCAAAATGCAAACATAGATTTATCAACTCTTCGAGTCTCTGTTAAATCAAACCAAAATGCTTCTATTAGTAGAAAATATAAGCAAGCTGATAGTTTATTCAATATTGACTCCGAATCTGCGGTTTATTGGGTTCAAGAAATTGAAGATGAAAGATATGAAGTAGTTTTTGGAGACGGAGTTTTTGGTAAAAAACTTGAATCTCCAAATTACATCGAAATATCATATATCACAACAAATGGAGAAAGTGGTAATGGTTTTGAACAATTTCTTTTTGCAGGTAAATTAACAAATACTCGACTTGGAACAACTCTGAGTACAGGAATATCCTCAATCTTAACCAACACCGACTCTTTTGGTGGAACAAACATTGAAAGTATTGAATCTGTAAAGAAATCTGCATCTAGAACTTATGCTTCTCAAAATAGAGCAGTCACTGCTGTAGATTATGAATCTGTTGTTCCAATAATTTATCCAGAAACAGAGTCTATCTCAGTATTTGGTGGAGAAGAACTAAGTCCTCCTCAG